TCCATACATTGTCCCCTTGCAACTGTGGATTTCCAGGTCCACCGCCCACCCAACCCAATGAATTTGTTTCAAAATATGATTGAATTGCATCAACATTGGTTAAATATACTTGGTCAACGCCAATTTCATGTTGCCAAAGCGTATATGTACCACTTGTATTCGGAGTATTATCCGCCCAAATAGGGTATCGAAACACTTCGGAAAACACACCAGCACTACGTTTTGCACCAATAGCAAATCCCGCATCATACCAAGTTTTTTCACGCACATTATAAATAATGGCATTATTACATTCGGTTGAATTTCCCGATGGATAAAACCACCAAATTTCACCAAAGCGGGGAACTTTTGTTACCCATACTTTTTGGCGTTGTGCGTAATTTAAATTATCAAAGAAATAGTTTTGATTTGTATCATTTTGTATTTCTTGCACAACACCGTTGTACATTAAGAATCTATCTACACCGCACCAATAGAAAATTCCATCATATTCAATTACACATTGCGATGACATTATCGATGTTTGTGTACTTATAATATCGTAGCGCCAATAAATTGTTGATGTGCCTACCGTTTGTGGCGCATAGGTAACACGGGTAAGTTGGTCGGTACTCCAAAATAAACCAGCTGGCGATGTTGTACCGCCCCGTAACGGCATACCCTTTATAACTTTTGTACCCGATACATTATTTGCGTTAGAATCAGCCCCGACCCAATTATTAAGATTTCCTGCACTATTGTTTTGAATTAATCCATTATTACCATAAACAAAGGTATATGGATACAAAACAACCACACCACCCGATACACTAATATTATTATCATAGGTTAGGGTTTGTGTAGATGTAGAAGTAGCTGCTTGTGAAAGCGTTATAGTAGTTGTACCACCTGCCGTTGATACCGCCGTAATCGTTGTATTAGCGGGTATTCCCGTACCACTAATCGATTGCCCCGTTGCAATTAATAAGTTAGCGGGTGTAACTGTAGCGGTTGTTGTGCTATTTAATACGGTAGATGCGGTAAATATACCAAGTTTAGTCATGCCCCCATAGGGGAATTGCCCAACCATTACTGGCGTATTAACAGTACTACTAATATCATTTAAGTTTTGCCCTGGATGCCCTAGTACCGTTAATGCGCCACTACCACCACTATCATAAACAACATCCCATTGCCATAAGTTGTTTGCATTAGAATTAAAAGCACTAGACATCGTTACCGTTGTTGGACCTGAACCTACGCCATTGGTATTGTTTGTTTGCCATACATACACGCCATCGCTTTGCCCAGAATACACATAATTAATACCGTTCTGGGATTGCATAATCATGCCACGGCTTATCCCTGTAGCATTTTGGAATAATCCGTTATACCCACCAATTTTACGGGGCAAACCACGTTGAAACCGCACCCACAACCCATCTACATATTTTAGGGATGAAAATTGTGTGCCATCACGTTGAATGCCTGCCTGAATAGTTAGGGATATAACCTTAGCTGTCAAAATCCACCCCCTGCTATTCCACCTAAAGCATAGAAATAGGTTGATGAAAAATAAGCTACTTCGGCATTACCTACTACTACGCCTAATTGCCCCGATGCGGGTAAATATAATCCAGTATTCGCATCACCAACAAACTTTAAAGATGGTACGGATGTTGAACCATTACCTAGTGTTAGGGACGTAATACTTGATGATGAACCAGATGCTGCGTTATATACGTTTGTACCATCGCAAATTAAAATTAACGATGTGTTTTGCGATATTGTTACAGTAGCACCGCCACCCACGGATGTTTTTACAGTAAAAGTATATGAACCCGTTGTATTATTGGTGATTGCGTATAGTTGTACGGTTGATGGCACAACAACAATTTGATTGCTAGTTAATGTTCCCGTATAAATTTGTATAGTATTTGCAGCTTGTGCGCTAGATAGGGTTAATGTACCACCCGTTACCGATAGAGCTAATTCCGTATAAGCAAATTGATTTGAACGCCCATATGCATATGAATACCAGCCACCCGAACCAAATGAAATTAATACAATCGATTCGGTAAGTTGCAATTGTTGATTAGAATTACCATCAATCGTATCCGCACCATTCGGTGCTAAGGTTAATATTCCCGTACCATCGTTTTTAAAGATAGTAAACCAACCCATACCTACGCTTGATGCGGATGGTAGGTTTAATGTTCCAGCACCACCCGTCCAAACATTAATTTGCGCACGATTTGATGATGGAATCGTTGCTGTAGCACTATATGTTTGTACGGTTGTTTGTTGGTTAAGGGTAGCACCAATTGCCGTTAAACCATATCCAGCAAGGGTTGCTGCATTTGCAGCCGATGTTCCTGCACCAAACGTAACCGTATTCCATGTTCCAGGAATTGTTGTGTTATCGATTACATAAATGTAATAAGCCACCCCCGCAGTAGCGGATACAATCGTTGTGCTAGGTGGCGATGTAACGCTATTATTTGATGCAACCGTAAACGTATTTGAACCCGTATTACGGATAATCATTGCCTGCCCTGTTGATACTTGGGTAGCGGGTGGCATATAAAGGGTTAATCCACCTGTTGTTGCCGATACTTCAATAATATTAGCGGTAACTTGGTTTTGATTATTACCGTTGATTGACCATTGAAGCGTTGTATTGGCGCTTAACGTAATTGATTCATATGATACGGGGCTAGGGGAAACCGTTTGCCCAGTAAATGGCGATGTATAAGTAGGATTAGATGTAGTCATAATTAGCTTTCAATAGCAATCGCTTGTCTATCGGCAAGGCGTAATTGGTCTTCTTGTTTAAGGGTTTGCATCGCTTCTTGATATTTTTGTTGAAATATTTGGCGTTGGTCGTTTTTAACAAATAAGATAGCTTGCAACAAAGTTCCAAATAGCATCGCATTTGGCGCATTAATCGTTATCCAATTGGTTTGATTATCATTGGATAGCGGTGCTAATCGTTCGTAATACAATACTTCAAATGTATAGTTCTGGTCTGGTGTTGGGGCAACAATCCAATTATCATAGTTGTAATCGGCATAATATAGGGGTGTGCCTGTAGTTGTAGAACTTGGACTATATTGCCTTAAATATTCATATTTACGCAAGAAAACGGGTTGTATTTGCCCACTATTGGTTAAATTCATACTAACCGTTTTACGCCAACGTGCGGGCTTTGGAATTACAGGGTTAGATGCGGTCATTGTAGATTCCGCTACCTGCATTTGCCCTAGTGTTTTAATTTGTTGGGCAATTTCAAATTCCGCCAACATAATGAATTCAGGTATTTGATTTGTTACAGCGCTATCATTGCGTTCAAGGTATTGCTGAACGTCTAAAATCAGCGAATTATAGGTCATCGCCGATGCGTTGGTATTAGATGGGGTAGTTTGAGCTGCCATAATTTATCCTTAAATATGCCAACCGTTTATCCCAAACGATTTTCGTTATTTTAAACCTTTTTTGCTTATGCAAGCATACTTTCTGCACTTGTTTTTACTTCTGCTACACGATTTAACCAACCTTTGCCAAAAGTTTCAAACGTAGGCAATGATTTATAAAAGTTTTGTTTTTCTACACTAAAGTTTTCCAATATAGAACGTGGATTTGTTTTATTAATGGCTTCTATTGTTCCGTTTCCAATAATCCCATCGGCAACCACGCCAACAGCTTCTTGAATTAACTTAGCAGCTCGACCAACACCCATATTAACTGAAGCATCAAAAACTGCATAATCAATACCAGCTGGTAAATCATCACAACGGCACTTATCCCAATAGTTTTGTTTATAAAGATTGTACACATCAACATCTGGAATAGCCTTTAATTCATCTTTTGTAATATGCGGATTACGTTTCCACGCACGATATACTTCTAGGGTAATACCTTTCATCGTAGCACCTCCTGGGTCGCTTGGATTATCAGACCACCCGCCCTCGCTTTTTAATACATTTTGCAATGATGTAAAATAATTATCTTTCATGTTGTAGGTGTACTTTGATGTAATAGTTCATCTTTCTTTTGACTACCCGCCGATGAACCAAAGTAAAAAGAAATAATACCAACCCACGCCGTAGATAATGAACCAAGCATAATCATTAATTCATCAGACTTTGTTGCATAGCCCATCATCAAAGCAAATAGAATTCCAAAAAATCCAGCTGTAATTAAAATGGAAAGTAATGGT